GTTATTCTACTAACTAAACTTTCTATTCTACCTTCATATAATCTAGGAGCTACTATTTGATAATTCATTTTAACATTACTAAAATCAGAGTCAGTTCTCATCATATTAGGGCACATTCTCCATTTTAATAACTTGTCAGCACCTATAACATAAACTCCTTCATATAATACCTCTACTACTCTTTCTAGTTTTTCAAAATCACCTTCTTTGTTTTCAGGTGGATTAAATGTATCATCTTTTTCTATAACTTTTTCACCACCAGCGGCATTTGTTTTTAATTTATAAACACTGTTCATATGAGTTTTATAATTAAAATATAAAACTTGAACTTTGTTTTTATCTCTATGAGTAACGTAATCTATTGGATAAGCATACTTATCAACTAAATCTTTTATATCTTCTTCAGTTAATTCTGGAAACTCTTTTATTAATTCGTTTATTGGTAATTCTTTTACTTCGCCAACATAGTATATGTCATCAAAATAAGGTGACTCTGTATGAGAATATACTAAGTCTGCAGGATCTACATATTTAGCTTTAGCACCACTACTAAAATCAAATGTAGTTTTAGTTGCTCCTATACCAATAACAGTTAAATCATATAATACTCTTCTTCTTATTAAATCATAATCACTTTGCTCTAGTAACATATTTATAGCTTGTTCTTCTGCTAATTCTACAGCTTGCTTATAATCTAACTGCATATGCAATGCTAACTCGTCTTCGTTCTGTGGCGCTGTCTCTTGATTATTTTCATATAAATCTACTTCAAAAGTTCGCAATGCTACATCATTAAACTTTTTGGCTTCTATATCTCTTAATATAGATTCCATGTATTTAGTTCTTTTATCTACGCCAAACTGGTCTTGTGAAAAACAATTTATTTCGTAGCTTCTTTGAGCCATACCATTAACAACAATATCTACAAACTTAGGTATAATAGGCACTGGCTTCCAGTCTAAGTTTAAATAAGATAGATCACCATTAATTGATAATTCATTTTTATATTTTTGTATTGATTGCTCGCCTCTAGCGTATAGTCTTAAATTATGAAAATTATGTTTGTGGCTGTTGTATTTTGATGTTGTTCCTGAAAACCATTCGTGTCTTATAGCCCTTGCTACTTTTAAACCGTAGTCTTCACTTAGCTTTTCTAGATCACTAACTGCTTGTGAAGGAAAATGTATAGAGTGTTCTGTTCTCATATATTATTTTTAATTATCTGTGATGAAAATCCTTTGTTATTATACTTAGATATATTTAAATTCAATGGTTGTCTTTTTTGTTTTGGGTTTGGTCGGTACAAATGTCTATTGCAAGCCATGACAGCTAAACCAGAGCTTATTGAGGCATCATGCCTAGTTCTTCTATTTATATCAAACTTTGACCAATCATTTAACGTATTGTTAAAATACATTGTTCCATAAGTTCCGTCTTTTAATAAACCAACATGATCGTTGATATACATTTCAATAGCAGCCGCATGAGCTTGCTTTATGTCTTCGCTAGAGTTTGGTATACCACCTATTTCCTTTTCTGCAACAGATAATTTATTCCACGTTTTATCTGGCCTGTTCATACTAAACGCTCTATATCCTCTTCTTCTTAAATAGTATAATAATCTTGGTTTATTATTTTCTGCAAGTATTGGCATGCCATAAAATACTAACGCCATTAAAACATCTTCAAAAAATATCTCAGCCGTTTGTGGTCTTGCTATATATTCAAGAAAAAAAGTATTAGCTGGAGCGTCTTCCATTGAAAATTTTGTTAATCCGTGCAAAGCGCCTTTTGATCCTCGTTTGTCTACTGTTCCAGATATATCATATGAGTCACAACCAAATGCGCCCATGTGTTCGTTGCCTGGATGTTTTACGCCATTTTTTAATATAACATTATTTTGTAATTTATTTCCTGGCACCCAACTAATATTAAATCTACCGTTAGGATCTGGATTAAAAGTTACCATAGTATCTTTTTTACCATTTAACCATTGAAAGTTACCTGGCGTTATTACCGAAGAGTTTCTATTACCTTCGTTATAATCTATTTGCTCATATATTTTTATAAGATTAAATAAACTATTTTTTGTTTCATCTCTAAACGCGTGTTCTTCAGTTCTTGGAAACTGACGATAAAATTCATTTAAAGCATCTTGATCATCTTTTAAACCTTCAGCTTCGTTTTCCCAATGATCTATAACACCTTGGTCTATTACTAATCCATGCGGATCTTGCTTATCTTGTTTAGGTGTATTAAATACTGGCTGACCGTACTCATCAATAAATCCTTCGTAATTCCACTCCATTGGTATAAATAAAGAATACAAACCTGATTTAGTTTGTCCATTACGATTACGTTTTGTTACGTCAGAATTATTATATAAGTCTTTAAAATTGTCACCGCCTTTTTCTAACGAATTACTAGTGCTACCCATCATACATTTACCAACTACTCTGCTACCTAAACGTAAACAAGTTTTTGTAACTCTCCAATTGTTTCTTATGTTATCAGGTCTTTCCCATTTACCACTTTCATCGTGAACTAGTAAGTTTAACTTTTCACCATCATAACTATTATCACCTGTATTTTTCCAGTCTATAGTTGTATCTAATCCTTCAACATCATCCATCTCTTCACGCTCACGTATTTTTTTACGCGTAAACTTTTTAGCTGGTACTCTATATGCAAGTTCAGACTTTGGTCGGTCCATACCGTCTTGTATTGGTTTAAAGAAAAACGGATAGTTAAGACTTATTGGCACAACTTTATCTGTAAACATTTTTTTTGCATCAGCACCAGTCTTAGATAATATACCAAATCTACTATCACTAGCTAGCGTTGCTAGATTAACTGTTTCAGCCGAACTCATAAATGAAAAACCAGAACGTCTATTTTTTAAATAGCACATTCCATAACTTCTATTGTCTGCTTTGCAAGCTTCCCAAAATATATAGAATAATCTATTAGCTTCTCTGTAATCTGGAGCACCTACGTCTATTTTGCTCCACTGTAAATACATATAGTGTGTACCTGTTATATAAGTTGGTTTACCATTATTCATAAACCAAAAACCTTCTTCTCTTCTTTTAAACTCTTCGTCTATATATTCATAATGATCTTGTTTAAAATCATCTGGATAATCTTGCCAATCAAATACAGTTTTTATTTTTTTAAATGCAGGGTTAGCTGGAAACTGTTTCCACTTTTGCTCTGCTTTGTTTTTACTATAGCTATATATATTACTTGGCTGTTTAGGCAAAGCTATTTGTAAGCCTTGTATTTCTATAACGTTACCAATCATACCTGTTTTAGATATAACAACTACGTCATTTTCTTTATTATATCCATATTCCCACTTCTTACCCTTGTTTAATCTTTTAATAGTATTTTCTCTTATTGGCTTTACTATTTTATATAGGTTTTGTTGATACTTCATTTTGATCTACCTTCTGCAAAACCTTTAAACTTAACTTCTTTTTTCTCTTCGACTTTACCTTCTAACATATTCTCTTCTTCGTTTATGCGATTAAGTATTTCAAAAGCATCGAATATAGCTAGCTTCTTTGTAGCCGCTGCATTTTTTAATCTGTCAGCTGATATATCATCATCACTATCAACTATAGGTTCTTTTGCTACTTTAATAAGTTCTTCAACCGCTTTTTGCCCAGCTTGGATTATATTCTTCTTCGTTTCCTTGATATTCATATTTAATTGTAATAAATTTATTCATAACTCTATATAATCTTTCTCCGTTTACAACAAACTCGTACTCACTATTAGGTGTAAAACCTACTAAATCATTTATATTAAAATTACCATCAGAGTATTTAATAATACCTATTAACGGTCTTTCTGTTTCAGTATTAAAATTACTTATAGCTTTTAATGGCTTTACAAAACTAAAACCTGGCATAGCTTTATTATTATATAAATATATTTGATCTTCTGATATTATATACTTATCTTCTTTCCAATATGATCTACTATTTCTTTCTCTACCTTTAACATCATGCCATCTTCTAAATATATTATGATGTACTATTACTTCATCACCTATATTAACAGGTGATTGAAATAATAATGGAGTAGCGATTACTTTTGCTTTTCTATTTACGTATTGATGGTTAAATACTTCGGTGTTAAGTATTAGTTCTTTGTCATCGATTCGTACACTGTTATTATACCTATTACCAATAGGGCTAATAATAAAATCTTTGTAAGCAGCATTCATTAATATTCTAAATTATACTCTACTGATATAGCCATATTTTTATTAAAATCTTTCCAAGGTATAACAACCTTATCTTTTCTAATATAAATAGAATACTTATCTTCTTCTTCTATTATATCACAGATTTTATGACCACCATAAACTTCTTGATCAACTGCATAGTGCATTGAGTCATTTTTGTAATCTTTACCTATAGTTATTTTTCTAATGATATTATTTTTCATCTTCTTTTCTATTAATAGTTCCATCTGCTATATTAACATCATAAGTACCATATTCTTTAGATAATATATCTTGCATATCAATAATACGTTTTTGCGTAATAGACAATTCGTGAAGCAAGTTATGTTTTTGTCCTTCTAACTTACCTATATTATATTGTAAGTTATTTGTTATATTTAATATACCTTGTAATTCTTCCAGATGTTTATCTGATATTTTGTCAACCTTAGGTTTAAGGTCAACTACTTTTTCTTTTTTCATATTTAATTTAATTTAATTATTATTTTACGATATACTGTGTTTGCTTATTAAAAAATCTTGGACTTGAGTTATTTCATCTGAACTTAAAGCTATATCGTAGACAATAACTTCAAGAACAGCTCCATTTAAATAATTACTTGCAGATGTATCAACTCCAACTCCTATTCTAACAGCAGTGTCAGTATCAACTGTACTTAAGTCAATATTGTGATTATCAGCAGACCCGTTTGTAACGCCGTCTGAAGTGTCTCCATTTCTATAAAAACTAGAAGCGCTTGCGTTATCTAAATGAACTGTATATAACTCTTTGCTCTCAGTAGCGTTTACTCCGCAGTTCATAAGCGTGTTTGTTCTAGCAGTATTATTTTGATGATGCCACTGCCATCTATCGGCATTTTGTGTCACCCCATCAACAACCACAGTAGCATTATCTAAATAAATAGACATTCTATCAGAAGTATTAGCGCCAGTTATATGAAGTAAATATTCATCTGCACTAGCAGATCCTAGTGCTGAAACTACATAAAAAACAGTCATATCTATACCATTTAAGGTTGTGTCTGATAATTTATCAGTATCTACAGCACCTATAGCTGTGTTAGCTATTAAAAAATCATTGGTTGCAAAAGTTGCTTTACCAGACGAGTGCCAAGCAGGTCTATTAGCTGAAGTTCCTTGTTGTAAAAAAGAGCCTAAAGCTGTAGCGGTATTATTTTGAAGAGTATAGGCTTTATTGTCTATTCTATAAATACCATCACCATGAGTTATTTCTGTAGATCCAGCATCACTATACATAACGCTAGTATCTGTAAAATCCCACCAAGCAACTAACTTAAGTGGTTCTAGCGGAGTTAAAGGCAATTGCGGTGACGCTGAGCCTATTAATGAATTACTTAACCCTAACATTATTTTCCAAAATAACAAATTACCGGAGCTGCTGATGGTGTTATTGTGGCCCATCTGCCATAAATAGTAACTCCTTTTGGAAACACTATACTTTCTGTAGTGGTACCACCTACTCCATGATACTCATCTAAAAAATATAAAGTATTAGAAGCGTCTAAATTACTAGCATCAAACACTGATCCGTTTGAGTTAGATATTGTTAGTGTTGTGCCATCTATATCTTTTACTATTAATCCTTGAGCGTTTGGCCCTTGATAAATAGGAGTTATGTGACCAGCGCTAGTATCTAAAGTTATACCGGTATCGATAGTATCAGCATCGGCACCAATAACTATAAACTGCCCTTTTTTTATTTTTGAATTAGCTGCTATGCCAACAACGCCTATAGCAGAACCAGCGCCACCTACCGCTGATTCGCAAACACCTAAATAATTTGCTGCTGAGCTTTCAGTATCATCTGTTCCTGGAAACTGAGGCCCCATTGTATTTAGTGTCTCTGTAATCATTGCTGTAGGAGTGTTATTATCTAAAAATTGAATAGCTACAATAACGTGATCTTTAGGTGGAAAAACAGGTTTAGCTAAGTTTGTAAAAACACTACCCATTTGTCCGAAGCCATACGAGACTTCTGTTGAATTTATTCCCATGTTTATTTATTTTTATTTTGTTCTTGATTCTTTTTAGACGATCCGCCGAAAAAGAAATCGACTACCGTATTAACTTT